GAAGTACAGGTGCTTGTTGCTGCTGTTGTTAGACTTTCTGCTGGATAGTTCCTAGTTTTTAAAACAAAATTAATAACTTGGTCAGAACCACCACTACCCGTGAATTTAACATCAGGTATGATTCTGCGTATCATTTGAAAAAGTGTTCCTTCTCCTAAATCGAAATCGCTAGACTCTATAAAAACATTATCCATAGGAGAACCGTCAGCATCATTCCCTGATTCATGGTTATACAAATAACCTACATTAGACGTTGTGTAAGTAGCCATAGGACTATTAAAAACACCTTCGTCCAGCCAAGCTGTCCTACTCAATTGTCCTATACTCCAAACATTTTCTACATAATTATAAGTGACGTATCTGTCTACTGTTAATGAACTACTTGAACAGTAAAACCAGCCGATCTCGTCAAACTCTTTATTTAAAGTAGCAAAAACTTGATACGCTTGGCCAATGTTTATATCACTCAATACATAGTTCTGAACAGTGCAAGGAAGTTCTTTCACCTGTCCTGTGTATGCGTAGAACCCTGTTTTATCCATCCAAAAAATACCAGCTGGTGAATTAACAGCAGCATTGGGAGAAATCAGCCCTACTCCTTCGTTCACTAAATTAACACCGAATGTAAACGGTTGTCCTATAAAACTCATAGAGTAAAGTGAAGTATCTGTCCAAACCAGTGTTTCTTGTCTTGCTCTCATCGCACCTACAATTTGAGAACCTGCGGATAAACGGAAAGAACCTGCTGAGTTCTGTGCCAGTGGCTCCCATTGAAGTGCGTTTTCTTGGTCACTCCAGCAAATAAACAACGGATCAGCTGCACTTGTTCGGTCATCACTATCATTGATTGGGTCAGCTCCAAAACAGATAATGTGTCTATCGATATCACTAACCATGATTTGAAGTGCTACCGTCGGAGGCTGGTTAACTCCTGCTAGATCTTCAAAAGCCACAGCCCTAACAGTTGCGCCAGAAGATTCATCCCAGTAATAAATACCACCCCCACGCACATTCATGACTAAGTCTTCTCCAAAATTGTCATGAGACCATATCCGTAGTTGGCTAGAAGCAGACAAACCACTGACTGAGCCAAAAGTTCCTGCTCCCCATGTTCCTGCTCCCCAACCAGATCCTTCTACATAAATATCAAGACCTACATTAATTTGATAAGCTCCGTCCACCCCTGAGCCTCCATTTCCAGTATCACTGCCATTAGCTGTGACCGTATCTCCGTCAGTATCTTTCGCAACAAATGTGTAGGTGTTGACGGTAGGAACAGAAACTATTTGATATTCTTGATTTAAAACCGCTGCGGTGACTAACCCGCCTAAAGTTGCTGCTCCAGAAATAGTGACGAAATCATTAGCTTGTGCTCCATGAGTAGAATCTGTCGCAGTTATAGTAGAAGACCCACTAGTTGCTGCAAATACAATACCGTTAGTTGTAGTTGCTCGTATAGGTGTTATATCGTTAAAATTGTCGCCTTGTTTGACGTAATATTTCCATGTAGTACCTAACCCGAGATACGATGTTAATTGTAGGTCTACCCACGCATGCAGAGCTCTGCAGGTGGATAAAAAAGTGTTTACTGTAGTTTTAGTCCAGCCCCCTATTTTTTCAGGATAATTTTTCCTAAAACGAATTAAATTTGCGTCGAACCACCCACCCTCGTTAGAGTAATCTGTCCCTTCCTTATCGATCCCAGGACGAAGAGTGAATTTTTCTAGAGGCATTTAGTCTCCTAAAATAGTTGTTCAGTTAAAACAGCTCCAGTACCTAAAAGTAATGTGACTAAAGTGGCGATAACAAACAGTTCAAGACGTTTAATACGGTGAATAGTTTCTAACCAACGCTCAGTACATACAGCTTCATGACGTTCTATGTGTGCTGCGACTTCCATTACTGTTTTCTTAACCATCTATTTGTCTTTAGCTTTGCCTATGTTTAAAGCTAAAAAATCAATACCTTTATAAAGTTTTGCTAAAAACTTATCTCCTTTAGGAGTGGGAGAAACAGCAGCCACAAGTGAAGCTATTGCAATAATAGTGCATATCCACATAAATATATTTATATATAACATCTTAATTTACCTCTTTGATTTTTTCTTCTAAAACTTCTTCAGCGACTTCTTTAGAAGCCTCAACAAAAGCATTATTAAAAACTTGTTGAGCAGCTTTGATTTGATCTAGTTGAAACATAAGACTTGTTTCTTTACTTCCTAAATTCTCTAACTGAGACTGTATGTATTTCTGTTTTTCTGAAAGTTCTATTTCTACAGGCTCTATGTTTTCTATTTTGCTCACATTATCTCCTAGTTAGCTGCTATGTAATCTGTGCCAGTGGTAACGGCTGCAACGTGAGTAGTTTTCTTACTGCTTGTTGCTCCTTTTACGTTTGGCGTATCGTCACTTGCATCGCTTGCATCAGGTTCATAAAGCAAGATAGTTGAAAGGTGGTCAACATTACGTTGCACCAATTCATTTATCTCAGCTTGTGTCAGCCCTGTTACATCGTGTGTTCCAGCTTTTACTGCATCTATTAGTGTTACGCTATCGGTTCCTGCTGCTAAACATTCTGTTACTGTTTGTGCCATTCTATTCTCCTTTTAAAGTTTTTAACTCTTGTTTTAATTCATCTACCATAGTAGACAGTTCTTGCATTGCCTTTATTAAAGGCATAATAAACATATTCTTTTTAATTCTTTGAGTTTCATTGTCGTTTTCATCAACATGCCAACCACCAAAAGTTGTATCTCCATGATTATCTATAGCTTCTTTAACTTCTTGTGCTATAAAACCATGATTAATATAATCTAAATTCTTTTGATTTTCTTTATTGTATTCTGAAGTCATTATTTCTGGGACTTCATTAGATGGTTTCCATTGAAATTTTACAGGTCTTAAATCATTAATAAAACTTAAACCTAATGTTGTATCTTCAATATTTCTTTTTAATCTAATATCAGAACTTCTTGACCAATCTGCATCCGCATCAAAATCGTTAGTAACAACATTACTAGCTTTACCGAAACTAAAATTATTATCTCCACCAGCATTTATATCAATACCAATACATATTTGGTTTGCACCATCAACAGCACTAGCTTCTGATTGATAACCAATCATAATATTATTTGAACCTGTTGTTATTGAATCACCTGCTAATGCACCAATACAAGTATTTGTAGCACCTGTGGTTACTGCTGCACCTGCAGTATACCCTACTGCTGTGTTGTAAACATCTGTACCACTAGCATTAGTTTGTAAACCTAAAGCACTGTTACCTATCGCAACACAATACCTATCTCCAACTGCTGCACTCAAAGCACTTCTACCCATAACAGTATTTTCTTGTCCTATTGTTAAAGCATCACCTGCTAAAGAACCAACTGCTGTGATTGAAGCACCTGTAGTATTAGCTTCTAAAGCGTTATGTCCAACCGCTGTGTTATTCAAAGCATTAGTATTGGCTAACAGAGCGTTATAACCAACTGCTGTATTGGCATAACCACCAGCATTAACTTTTAATGCTCTATAACCTATTGCAGTATTTGCGCTATAAGCAGCCTCTGTAGATAAGGCTTCAAAACCTATCGCTACGTTATTGGCACTCGTTGTTAGAGAATCACCTGCTAGAGCACCAATGAGGGTGTTTGAAGCACCTGTTGTTACTGATTCTCCTGCTCCTCTACCTACTGCTGTGTTGCTAGAAGCCGTTGTATTAGCGTACAAAGCACTTACACCTATTGCTACATTGTCACCACCTGTAGTATTTGTAAATAAAGCACTCGAACCTACAGAGGTGTTTCTAACACCAGTAGTATTTGACTTACTAGCATTTTCACCCACTGCTACTTGGTCACCAGCAGTTGTATTTGCTGTTAAAGCTAAATAACCAACTGCTGTGTTTGCAGACCCTGTTGTATTACCACCTAAACTGCCTAAACCAACTCCAGTGTTTTGAGAACCTGTAGTGTTTGCATCCCCTGATTGAGAGCCTATAAAAACATCTGCAACACCTGTAGTTGTAGCAACCCCCGCTTGGAAACCTACTGCGGTATTAGAAGCATTTGAGTCACCAGATAAGTTAGAAACTTTTAAAGCTTCATAACCAACTGCGGTTGACCTATGTGCGGTGACATTAGTTGTTAAAGCACCTCTTCCTACGGCTATATTGTGGTTTCCTGTGGTGTTAGCGTACATAGACCCTTGCCCAAGGGCTGTGTTAGAAGCACCTGTAGTGGTTGCTGCTCCTGACGTAGAACCTACGAAAGTATTATAATCGGCTGAAGTCTGTGCTGACCCTGTGTAATAACCTACGAAAGTATTTTCTAAACCTGTGGTTAAAGCACTACCTGCTTCGTAACCGAATATAGCATTATCTCTACCAGTAGTTGAAGCGTCACTAGCGTTATACCCAACCACAGTATTACGATAGCCTGTGGTGTTTGCAAGTAAACTATCTTTTCCTATTGCTACGTTTGAATGACCTGTGGTGTTAGCAGCCATGCTGTTACTACCAACTGATGTATTGCTTGCACCTGTAGTTGTTGCTCCCTGAGAATAATTACCTATTGCTGTGTTGTTAGCTGCGGTTGTGGCTGTTGTTAAAGCATCTCTTCCCACTGCTGTATTAGCACTCGCAGTAGTGTTCGCATCTAATGCACCAGACCCAACAGCCACGTTGTTTGTTCCTGTGGTGTTTGCTGCCATAGCATTATAACCAACGGCAGTATTTGGTGTTCCTGTGGTGTTATTGTTCATAGCAAATAATCCAACTGCTGTGTTGTTATCTGCTGTGGTATTTTCTGTTAAAGCGTCTTTGCCTATTGCTACATTACCAGACCCCGTTGTATTAGCATCCAAAGCCGTTCCGCCTAGTGCAGTATTATTACTACCTGTTGTTAAGACAGCTGCTGCACCTTTACCCATTACTGTATTAGCATCACCACTTGTCAAATCATCAAATACTTCATAGCCTAATCCTGTGTTGTTAGAGGCTGTAGATAAAGTACCTGTAGCACCATCATTACTAATAAGAATACCACCAGAAAAATTAGTAATATTAGAAATAATACCTACGCCATTAATAGTTGAAGAACCTGTAATAGCTCCATCAACTTGCAATGTACTCGCCATATCAACAGCACCATCAATGTCCACGACATCAAGGTTTGTTGTACCTGCAACATCTATTGCACCTGATATATCCAGTGTAGCTGCATCAAGTTCACCAGTAATTGTTAGGTTTCTTAAACCTGTGTAATCTTTATTAGAATCTAGTATAACTGCTTTAGAAGCTACGGCTGTACCAACAGCAGTGCTACCAATATCAAGAGCATTTATTTCACCAACAACAACAGTTGCACCATCTAGGATGTTT